GGGTCTTGCTATTGAGCTAAACCTGCTAACCGTGCCGCCATTAGCTTTTTTTAGCGGCTTTCTTTTTGGCTGGGGCTTTTTTCTTTGCAGGGGCTTTTTTGGGCTTTTCGACCCACGCTTCGTTTTCTGGGGTGTTGGGGTCGTCTTTGACGAAGTGGCCTTTTTTCGTCCGCGCCCTGACTTTCTCGACTCCGCCAGTGCTATCGCCACTGCTTGCTTTTGCGGATACCCCTCCGACACTAGCTTGCTTATGTTGGAGCTTATTGTCGCTTGACTCTTCCCTTTGGCGAGTGGCAATTTTCTTCTCCTTCTCAACTTCCATCATTTTTGCGCGTACACTACTGGTCATTACTGAACTCCCTTCATTCGTGCATTGAGAGCCGCAATGTCGCGTTGAGTTTGGATTCTATCCTGTGCGACTCGTGTTTTGTCTTCCAAGGCATCCTCTTGTAGCCTTAGACGTTCTTCAGCTAGTCGCGCATCCATCATCTCGCGCTCACGCTCAAGTTCTTGCTTTGCTTCAAACTCTGAAGACTTACGCTGCATATCTGCTGCTTTTAGCTGCAACTCTTGCTGTCTGATCGCAACAAGTGGGTCTTCACCTTGAGGCATTGGTTCAACCGACTGCGTAAACTCTTCTGTAAGGTCTGCAATCAGCATAGCCGCTTGACGCTCTATCGCAGGCTGTAACATCTGCATAGCTTCTGGATTCTGCTGAACCTCTGGTCCTGCTTGCTCCATAACCATTTGCTGTGCTTGCGCCTCTGCCAGCATACCAATGTGTTCTTGAATATGCCCCTGCAGCGTTGCCATGGCCTGTGGGTTCATTTGAACAACAGGCGTGGACATCATCGCCAAGTGAGTTTCAATGTGCGCCTTGTGGTCTTGCTGCGGGAATGCCTGCGGCATACCGCCAGTCAGCGCGATCTTGTTTTCCATCGCAGCGTTCATAGGCATAGGCTGTGGTGGGGGTGGTAAGATCGCGTCAATGTTATTAACGCCCAAGGCTTCGTACATCTTGCGGTACGCTTGGTACAATCCTTGAGGCCCACCGTGAATCTGTGGGTTAGATTGAACAAGCTGCAATTGGGTTTGCGCAAGAGCGATACGCTGGGCCATAGAGAAGATGTTAGGGTCACTAACAGGAAGTACATCAACTCTAGCATCAAAGTCTTGCGCAAAGACTTCGGGTCCAAACTCTGTAGATGGCATGTAAGGGTACATCTGAATTGTTTCAGAGAACACTTTTGCCAGAAGTTTAAACTCGATTTTTTGCGAATAATGCATGCGCTTGTGGATCGCAGACATCACTTTCGTGCCACGCTCCATAATCGCCATTGTAGTGCCAACAGGCGTTTCACCACCCATCTCACCAATCTTCATATCAGCCATAGACGCAAAGCGACGACCTGCGTCCACAAGAGTGCCTAGAAGGTTATAGAGAGTACCAGAAGGCTCCTTGAAGGGAAGGGGCATCAAGGAGCTTCTGATATCCGTTCCTGCAACATCTATGTCGCGGAACTCACCCGGCTGTATTGCGCTGTCCTCGTCGCGGATACGCGCTCCACGAGCCTTGAAGCCCGCAGGCAAGTTGGAGAGCGTACCCGCATCAATGAGTTGGCGCAGAATAGAGGTGGATGCTTGTGCCAACCCACCGATCATGTGAGTCAGGCCAAGGCCATAGAAACCAAGACCCGGCAAGAACTTGTAGTGAACAAAATACTGCTTACGCCGCATCATAGGATCAGCTTCAGAATAGTTACGACGAATCGCAAGAACCTGACCAGTATCCTCAACAAGCGTTACAATATAAGGAAGTTTCAAGCCACTTGGCTCACCTTCCTGATTCATGTCCTCAAACCCGGGCAAATCCAAGTCTGTATGAATTTCATACAGAGTTAACTCTACTGATGCATTGCTAGGGTGTACGCCCTGAATCTCATCAATAGTTTCTTGGACCTCATTCATATTCTCGCCAGCTTCACCATTCGCAGGCAAGTCAACATCGCGATAGAAGCCTGCAAGCTGCAACTTGCGGACCTCGTTTGAATCCATCTTAATTACGTGCGTAATGCGTGGGCTTGTCGCCAAATCAACTGCGCCATAAGGCACAACCAAGTCTTCAGCGTGGACAAACTGACTAACCGCACGACCCTTCAGTGGATCAAAGTAAACTTTCTTAAACGTAGAACCAATGACTGGCAGATAGAACAGCATCTGATCCATCTCTGGATCATACTCTTCCATCTCGTAAGTAATCATGTAGTTCATGTAGTCTTTGACGCGCTCTGCTTGCTTTGTCAGCATTTCGCTCTGCGCACCAACAACTTGCGTTCTTACAGGGCCAGTGGCAGGCAACATCTCACGATACGCTTGCGCTTGGAACTGCGTTACGCTTTCAGCAAGCAACGGGTGAATAACGCCAGATGAACCTTCAAACGGCTCAACGCGCTCTTCATACTGCATGCCTAGAAACTCTAGACCCTTTTTGTAAGTGTCTTCCCAATCTTGGCGAGATGAAAAGTCATCATCAATATCGCCAGTCAAAGTAGATGAAATCTGACCAAGATCAGAGTCATCCATAAATTCTGCTAGGTTTGAATCAAACGCAATCGCCTCAGTCTCTTCCATTTCAGTGTATTCACCAACAATGGCAGACCCATCATCAAACTCAAAAATCCCGGGAGATTGACCCAGTTCTTCTACAAGAACGTCCTCGCCTTCAATCTGGGGTGCTTGCCCCATCATTCCACCCGCGCCTACATCACGTTCTATAGCCATTTTAACTTCCCTTTAGGTGTTGGAGCGAGGGTCGCTCTACCATCGCGGAGCAGTAACGCTTGAGGGAGCGTCTGCGCCAATGGGCAGGGAGATGTCCCATTGGATATCCCACGCCCCAACTTCATTAAAAGATATCCTTCGATCCGCCCTCTAGAGGCTCCATCTCGTCAATATCATCGTAGTCTGTCATAGGACCGCCTGCTTCATACGCATTGCATGTATTCTCGGCAGAGCAAACAAAGTCAAGTTTGGTGCAGTATCCCACACCATATGAGTCGCCCATGCCTTGTTCAATGCAGTCCATCATTTCGCTACGGATGTTGTAGTATTCACAAATGCCACACTTCTCTGGTTTCTTTTCCCAGTTCTTCGTTGCTGGACCATATGAAAACTCATCCATAGCGTATTGCTTGTGATCCTCGTTTGTTTCCTTGTCGTGGGTCACAAGAGGGCAAGCAAAATCTTCTTCATAATCGTCATCAACAACTTGGTTGATGCCAGAAGCAAGCTCTTCCATGTCAATGTTGATGACGATTCTAGCCATTATTTACATCCTGTAAATTTAGTACCTGCCATCGCAGCACCACCGCCACGACATCCGCCGACTTTACCGCCGTACTTAAAGCCCTTTACACCACGGCCCTTCAAAATGTCAGCGCGTGTAACTTTGCCGTCACCTGTAAGATCGGGGAACGCTGCACCGCCTTCTTTCATTTTCTGGACTTTGCCGCCGTACTTTTTGTTTTGAACGCTTTTATTTTTTCTTTCTTGAACTCTTTCCTGCGCTCTGCGCTCCATTCTCTTGGAAAAAGCATCCGCACCATGTTTTTCTGACATTGCGCCAGCCCAACCAGCAAGTGCTGTATCATACGCGTTAAACTCTTTATCATCATACAGGTCGTTTTTAACAGCCGCGCCCGCTTTACGAAAACCGTCTGGAGTTCCGTACTGCATGGCCCCGCCGGGTGTTTTGTACATCTTTAGCGCCTTGCGCTTTGGTTTGCTTCCACGTTTGCCGCCGCGTGTTGAACTTGCCATTAGCTCTGTCCTTTGTACTTGGGTCCACGACCATTCATAACCGCGCCACCGTTTTGCATTGCACGTACTTTACCACCGTACTTTTTGCCCATGATTTTTTTAGCCGCACGGGATGCGCCCTTAGCAGCTCCACCCGTAGGACTCGCCATAGAACCAAGAAGCATCAAAAGGTCTTCTGCGCTATAGTTATCAACTGGGTCTACGCCACGAGTGCTACCACTCTTCGTGCTGCCAATACTTTTTCCGCGCGTTGAAGGACCAGTTGAAGCTGCTCCCATGTCTGCAGGACGTAACTTAGGACGAGGAG